CGTACAGCGACGCTGATCACTACCACACTACTAAGGTGCGCCCGATATGGCGAAACAAACTGTACCGAATAGCACGGATAGACCAGCATATATTCTATTCGTATGCGCACCCAACACCAATGACGAGTAGCATCCGTCCAAAGATACGATCAGCGCAAATAGAGTTTGTGAAATGATACATTATCACGGCACTCCTATCACGCCTATTGCACAGTTGTTGACTCTAGCGGGCAAGAACTTTTGCATAAGTCATATGGCTCCTCAAGATGTAGCTCGTTGCCATCAGATTGGGCAGAGCGTTATGTTGGACAACGGCGCATTCAGTAAATGGAAGTCCGGAAAAGAAACGGACTGGGATAAGTATTACGAGTGGACAGACAAGTGGTTAGACTGTCCAACAACGTGGGCGGTTATACCCGATGTGATTGACAGTGGTTCACAGGAGCAAGATGCTTTAATTCGCGAATGGCCTCACGGTAAACGAGGGGCTCCAGTCTGGCATATGGACGAACCAGTGCGAAGACTTCTTTCCTTGTGCGAAGAATGGCCTCGCGTTTGCGTTGGGTCAACCGCAGAGTTTACTACAGTGTTGTCAACGGCTTGGTGTTTTAGGATGGACGAGGCGTGGAATGCAGTGGCCTCTACGTTCGGAAGATTACCTACGCTCCACATGTTGCGTGGAATGCAGTTAAGCGGAAAGCATTGGCCCTTTGCTTCCGTTGACAGCACTGATGTTGCTCAGAACCACAACAGGGCCCAAAACACTGCGATACAAATGGCGAACCGTTGGGACGCCATGCAAACCCCATCTCGTTGGGAAACGAGACCACAACAGGAGATACTACTATGAACAAAGGTTACTTAGCCGTTGCAGGCTATGCCGCCACTATACCGTTGGCGAATTACATGATTGGAAATGTGGGTACATTTTGTGTGCCCGATGGTCCATGTGTGATTCCGTTAGGCTTTGGGATCATGGCCCCAAGTGGGGTGTTGATGGTCGGGTTGGCATTGCTGTTGAGAGATGCGGTGCACGAAACACTTGGAAAGTATTGGGCGTTAGGAGCCATTGGTTTTGGTGCGGTTCTTTCATTTCTCTTAGCGGACCCATACATCGCCTTGGCGTCTTTGGTAGCGTTTACAGTATCAGAACTTTCAGACTTCGCCGTTTACAGTAAGGTGAGGGAGCGTAGTAGAGAACTAGGAGTGTTAGCCAGCGGTGTTGTTGGATCTGTTATTGATAGTGTGTTGTTTCTTTGGCTGGCTTTTGGCTCACTGGCTCACATCGACGGGCAGATCGCTGGAAAAATTGGCGTAACTTGTTTGGCTGCGGCCTTACTGTATGGATGGAAAAGGTATAAGTTATGAAACGTGATGAAATTTTAGACAAGGCAAAAGAACTGATCAATGGTCAGAGAGCCAAGGACTATGGTGATGCATTCGACAATCACACTCGCATAGTCGAGGGTTGGAATGTTATTGTGACCGGCGCACTGATGAGCCATGGTTACCTGACCGAGCAACATGTTATCCTGATGATGGATTGGTTGAAGACCGCCCGTCTTCTTGAGACCATAGACCATGACGACTCGTGGCTGGACAAGGTTGGTTACTCAGCTTTGGGCGGAGAGTTTTCTGAAATTGCTAGGACCACTAATAATGACTAGTTTGTTTGGCAGTGACCTGCACCATGAGTTCAAGGGAGAGTTGGACCTGGTGGATAAGGACTGGAATATACCTACGGAGTTCCCTGATTTAACAGGGTACAAAGAGGTGGCAGTAGACCTTGAGACTAAGGACCCAAACATCAAAACCTTGGGCCCAGGTTGGTCGCGCAAGGATGGGCACATCATAGGCATCGCTGTTGCTGCGGGGGAATACCAAGGGTACTTCCCGATCAGGCACGAGAACGGTCACAACCTAGACGCCAAGATCGCTATGCGGTGGCTTGGCAAACAGATGGCTGTGCCTGACATGCATGTGATTATGCACAACGCAACTTACGATGCGGGGTGGATGAGAGCCGAGGGCGTAGAGATCAAAGGCAAGATCATTGACACCATGATTACTGGTGCACTGGTGGACGAGAACCGTTGGTCCTTTGGCCTTGACGCTATGGCTCGAGACTATGCTGGCATCCGCAAGGACGAGAAGTTGTTGAAGGCCGCAGCCAAAGCGTGGGGCATCGATCCCAAGGCAGAGATGTGGCAACTTCCTCCTATGTATGTGGGAGCCTACGCCGAGCGAGATGCTGTAGCTACACTTAAACTGTGGCAGGCGTTGAAGGTCGAGCTCGAGGACCAAGAGCTCTGGAACATATGGAACATAGAGACAGACCTGATCCCTTGCATGCTGGACATGAGAAGCAACGGGGTGCGCGTGGATTTGGACAAGGCGGACAAGAACAAGAAGTTAATCCGTGGGAAGACCAAGGAGCTACGTCAGGCTATCAAGACAACATCAGGCTTGGACGTAGATATCTGGGCCTCCGCTTCTATTGCAAAGATGTTTGACAAGCTGGGCCTGAAGTATCCAAGGACCGAGAAGGGCGCTGTGTCGTTCACCAAGTCTTGGCTCAACAGCCACCCGTCAGAGATTTGCCAGCAGTTAGTCAAGCTCCGTGAGTTCGACAAGGCTGACAGCACATTCATCGACAGCATCCTGCGGCACGAGCACAACGGACGCATTCACACCGAGCTCCACTCTACCAGAAGGGACGAGGGCGGCACGGTAACGGGTAGATTCTCTTCAAGCAACCCTAATCTTCAACAAATTCCGGCAAGAGATAAGGACATCAAGAAGTTAATCCGTGGGTTGTTTGTCCCAGAAGAGGGATACAAGTGGGGATCGTTCGATTACTCTAGCCAAGAGCCAAGATTGTTGGTACACTTCGCGGCCAGTGTTGGGGAGATGCCTCGTAAAGATTTGCTCGATGAGATCGTTCAGGAGTACAACACCTCAGACGTAGACTTGCACCAGATGGTGGCAGACTTGGCAAGCATCTCCCGTAAGGCAGCAAAGGCTGTGAACCTGGGAATCATGTATGGCATGGGCGTTGGTAAGTTGGCAGACCAGATCGATTTGTCTCCCGAGGCAGCGAAAGAACTCCTGACCCAGCACCGCAATAAGGTTCCGTTTGTTAAGGCACTGGCGGAGATGGCGGCAAGGCGAGCCGCAAACACTGGACAGATCCGTACACTACTGGGCCGCAAGTGTAGGTTCCATCTCTGGGAGCCCACTAAGTTTGGCGCAGGCAAACCTCTGCCCCACGATGAAGCGTTGAAAGAATACGCAGGGGTGAACGGCATGGGGATACGAAGGGCCTTTACCTACAAGGCGCTGAACAGATTGATCCAAGGATCGGCAGCCGACCAAACCAAGAAGGCGATGCTTGATTGCTACAACGCGGGACATACTCCTATGCTCACGGTCCATGATGAGTTATGCTTTAACATAGATGGCGCAGAGCAAACGGAACAAATTAAAAACCTTATGGAAAATGGCGTAGAGCTCAAAGTGCCATCTAAAATTGACGTAGATATCCAAGATGATTGGGGAGAAATAGAATGATTGATCCAGATATGACAAGCCTCGGGCTTAGACAGATGCACCCTATGCAAGTTCAGGCGCTTATGGACTTCGTTGGTATGTCCTTGAACCTAGCGTCCATGACTGACGACCACGTTATAATAGAAGAAACCGAAGCTGCGGCGGACGAACTGGTTCGTTTGTTTGGAGGCAACGGCATTAAGTTAACAATCGAGGTTCACTGATTATCTTGTGCTCGATCTACAATCGCTTGGTTCTTAGGATCTCCTATGAAACCAGGGGCAAAGGTCCGTGCTCTGTTTAACAAACCCTCGCCGAAGTTACTGACCGTGTCCACCGCTCCACTGACTGCCTCAGTTACAGGCGCGATGAATGATTCAGTGGGTTGTGATGAGTTAACGGAACCCAGTGGTTCTGGAAGTACATATCCTATTGGTTCTGGAAGTGTGTATTCTTCCGTAGGTTGCGACTGCGTTGGAATTATCTCTGTGTTTTGCAAAGTTCTACGAATTGCGTTGACTTCTTCCGTGGGAAGACGTTGAAGAAGTCTGTTTTCTTTTTTAACATTTACTTCCATGGCAACTTCACGAAGTAAAGACCGACTTATTTTTATAGGGTCAAACTTATTGTTTATAATTTTAGTTAGTTCCTTTCGAGGAATTCCAGTTTCTTTTAGAGCTTTATATATTTGTCTTTTGCTAAAGCCCGCTTTCATAGCAATATCAATTTCAACTTTTAACTCTGCTTGTTGACGGCGTTTTGATTCATTGGCTTTGTTGTACGCTTGTAAAATGTCTTCTACAGTAGCGTCATTGTCATCAGCTATTCTTGTAAACAACTGAACTGCTTTGGTACGCCCAGAGGCGTAACCTGACCCTGTATACCCTAAACTTTTACCAATGTTTATTTTTACAGGGCGAAGCCCCGTCATCATGGCTCCAACTTCTTCTGCTATGGTGTAGGCTTGACCAGTTTTTGAGGGAGTGCCTGTTGCCGCTCTAGTGATTCGACCTTGTTTAAACTCTCCACCTTTAACAGCAACGGCATTCTCTATAATCCCTGGTATAAAAGCACCTGCAA